CGCGTCGGACTATCACATCGTGCGTGAATATTTCGCGGGCAACTATAACGGGACGCTGCGCTACAAGATTCCGAAGGCGAACCCCGGTATCCGCGACCGGATAACTCTTACAAACGCCAAGCTGCGCAATGCAGATGGCTCCATAGAGCTCTTCGTGAATCGCAAATGTATAGAGCTGGTGAAAGACTTCGAACAAGTCTGTTACAAAGCCGACAGTAATGTACCGGATAAGGAACGAGACCGGCGCCGCACCCATCTTTCGGACGCCCTCGGCTACCTTCTGTGGCAGGAATGTCGTCCGCTGCAAAAAATTGGATTTCGTGGCGACCGGTTGTTATAAGGTTCGATGCAAAATATCAACGTAGAACATCCCGAGTACGCCGCTTGCAAAGGCATGTGGCGTAAGTACAACGACCTCTACGTTGGTGGTGAACAGTTCAGGGAACATGCGACCGAGTATCTGGTGCGTCGTAATAAGGAACCCACTGATGTTTACTATGAACGGCTCAGTCGGGTGTTTTACGAAAACTATATTGGTTCAATCATCGACTGGTATGCGGCCACCCTCATTCGAAGAGAGCCAATCATTTCGTATGCCGGCGTAAACAAAGCGGGTCAACAGTTTTTTACCGCCTTTGCCGACGACTGTGATTTAAAAGGAACGCGACTGGCTGAATTTTTCCGCCACCAGTTGGTGCAAGCGTTAATCTATGGCAAAAGCTATATCGTTGTCGACTTTCCGCGTGTAATCGCTCCCGTTGCGAATCGGGCACAAGAGGACGCGATCGGAAAGTCAAGAGCGTTTTTAGCCGGCTACACGCCCGATGAGGTCATCAACTGGAGTTACGATGCGAATGGCCAGTTCGACTGGGTGGTGCTGCGAACCTCGTGGCTGCGTCAGACCGACGCAAAAAATAGCACTTGGCAGAAAGAGACCCGATGGATTCAATACGACCGGGAAACTTTCCAGATCTACCAGTCGTTTGAGAACTCAAGTGGGCAACATCGCAAAATTGATTTAATTGACGAGGGCCGGCACGGTTTGGCGGCGCAGGGCAAGGTTCCGGTTTTTCAGATGCAGCTTTCCGGCGGCCTCTGGTTAATGAACAAGGCCGCCCTACTGCAATTGGAACATTTCAATAAGTCCAATGCATTAGCGTGGGCTTTAACAATGGGACTCTTTGCCATGCCGGTAATCTACTCCGAGCGTGAGTGGAGTCAGATTGTTGGAGAATCCTACTACATTCAACTGGGTCCGGACGATCGATTCGGCTGGACCGAACCCACCGGGCACGTCTTTCAGATCGCATCCGATAATCTCGAGCGCCTGAAAGATGAAATGTACAGGGTTTGCTATCAGATGGCACACGCCGGCAGCAGCAGTTCGACGCACACAAGCCAGTCGGGACTTAGTAAGCAACGTGATTTCAGTATTACGCAAGAAGTTTTACGGGCGTACGGAGATGCTATGAAGCACACCATGAAACAAGTGCTCTCCGCCATTGAGATAGCGCGACAGGATGGACTCGCGGTTGATGTGTCGGGATTGGACGAATTTGACATCGGTGACTTTAGCACCGAACTCGACGACGCGAAGAAACTGCTCGAGCTCGGTATACAATCCGACACGCTGAAAAGGCAACTGTTTAAAAGATTGACGTCTAAGTATTTCTGCGATCTGTCCCAGGATGTCAAGAACACCATCGCAAACGAAATCGATAGGTCATTCGACTCGGTAGCAGCAAAATAGGAGAACGCATGGACGAGAAGAAGCGGGAACCAGGCGTGCAGGGAGAGCCGGACCGCATAGATATACGGTCTTTGGTGAAACAAGCGCTTGATGAGTTCACGCGCACACAGCAAGCGAAAGTAGAGCCGGCTTACAAGACCGAATTAGAGGAAGAACGGAAGCGCCGGGAACAGTTGGAGCGTCGGGTCAACGACCTTGTCCAAGAGAATAAGCGGAGCCGGCAAATTGCAGAAGAGGCCGAACGCAGCTCCACGATCAAATCTGAATTGCAACGCCTGGGTGTCGGAAAGGTAGATTTGGCGTTCAAAGCGGTAAAGGATGACGTCGTGCGGGCTGAGGATGGCCGGCTTGTGGCTAAGACCGAAATGGGTGAGGTGCCACTGAAGGAATACCTAGGCGGATTTGTCGACGCGAATCCTGAATTTTTGCCCGCTCGTATTGCAGGCGGTTCTGGCATATCGTCCACCCAAAAATCCACATCCGGCAGTATGCCCTCGATCGATATCGAGAAGATCCGGCCTGGAATGACTTCCGAAGACATGGAGCGCGCCCGGCAGGAAATTGCCCGAATCGCCACACAGGCGCTCCGCAACCCATAGGCTGTTCAGTCCGTTGTACACATCACTAAAAAAGCAGAGGAGATATTTATGCCAGCAATAACGTCTACGAATGTGGCGTCCGCGATCGTAAAGCTCGTGGCCGCCGATGCGCTGCCCGCACTTGTCGGAAATCTCGTCATGGGTAATCTTGTTAATCGAGATTATGAACCAACTTTGGCCCAAGCGGGAGATACCGTAAACATACCGATTCCACCCACCCTTGTCGCGAACAATATCGCTGAAGGTTCGACCGTCACCGCGCAGAATCCAAATCTGGGTAACGCTCAAATTGTGTTAAATACGCATGCCGAAGCGACATTTCAGATACCCGATGTCACAAAGATACTGGCCGTTCCCGATTTGCTGAGAGTCTACATGCAGCCGGCGGTGATCGCCATTGCGGAGCGAATTGAATCGGATCTTCTTGGGCTGTATGCCAGCTTCACGGCAAACGCCCCTGTTGGAACCGCGGGCACGCCAATCACGGAAGCTGTTATCGATGCCGCTGAAACGGCACTGTTTCAGGCCAAAGTTCCTTCCAGCCAGCCGAAGAACCTGATCGTCGATTCTGCCACATACTCGCAATTGCGGCAGATCCCTCGATTCAGCGAATTTCAGACAGCCGGTGACGCCGGCCTTCGCGCCCTGATCGACGGCACGGTCGGGAAAATCAAAGACTTTTTTGTGTTCCGATCACAGTTTGTGCCAAAAACGGGCAGTGCCCCTGTGACAACACATAACCTGGCATTTGTTCAAAACGGCATTGGATTAGTAATCCGCCGCCTTCCGCAGCCGTTGCCCGGCACTGGCGCCATTGCAGAATATGCGGAGCTGGGCAGCTTTGGCATGCGAGTGATCATGAGTTACCAACCAAACACTTTGTCGCAACAGTTCACCGTTGACGTACTTTACGGTGTTGCGTCTCTGAGAAACAACTTTGCTGTCCAGGTAAATTCCTAAGCCACTCCAGCCATGAATTTGCGATCGTACTTTCAAAAAGTTCGGGAAATCGAGCAAGGGTTGCGTGAGGCTTTTATTGTGGTGGTGAGCCAAGAAACGTCTGACGGCGGGATACGGGGCCTCTTAACAGAGGTTCCGAAGCACTTGGCGGCCAGAATGATCGCCGACGGCAGGGCATCCCTCTCCAGTGAGGACGAAGGACGCGATTTCCATGAGAAGAAGCTCGAAGCCAAACGCTTAGCCGACCAGGAGGCCGTCGCCAGCCGGATGCAGGTAACTCTGGTCCCAACCGCAGAATTGAAGAAGTCCAGTCGCATATCGAAAGAATAGCGACGGCATAAAAAACACAGATGGCACTATTTACCGACGGGTCGATCTCAACGCTCGACCAACTCGCTGAGCAGGACAATGCCGTACTCGATGTCGCGAGTACGGAAGGAATTGATGCCGCCGCCAAGCTAACACTCGCTCAAGAGGAGTTGAGCGTCGAGTTAATGTCGGCATTTTCCCGTTGTTCGCCTTCGCGCACCGCGGCCTCGCAATGGTGGCCGGGAATGGGTTCTACCTTCCAAGGTGTTTTGCAGTTGTCTAATACAGCCATCACGCCACCGCTTCGTTTGTGGCATACATTCCGCACGCTGGCGATGATTTATCGCGAAGCATATAGCAACCAACTGAACGGCCGCTATTTGGGTAAATGGAATGCGTATAAAGATCTTGCAAAGTGGGCGACGGGAATGTTGTTTCAAATTGGCATCGGTGTGGTAACAAGTCCGTTGTCCGCAGCCCAAAGGCCTGACATCAATGTTCTGGGCGGAAATCAACCAGCGGCGACATACTACGTACAGGTCAGCTGGCTGAATGCGACATCAGAAGAAGGAATGCCCAGTGCGATCGTTTCCGTTACCGCAACCGATCAAAATGCAATACAGGCTACTCCAAAAAACCCTCCGGCGAACGCCACAAACTGGAATGTGTACGCCGGCACATCCATCGATTCAATCACACGGCAAAATCCAAACCCGATTGCTCTTGATGGGTCATGGATCATGCCTTCAACGGGTTTGGTTGCAGGTCCATCTCCAGGAACTGGGCAAGAGCCGAACTACTATTATGAGTTGCCCCGATATTTGCAACGGGGATGAGGTGTTGTGACTAGCCTGGCGCATACAGCTACATCAAAGCTTGTGGCGTTCCTAACTGGACCGTCGGGCGTGAATGCCAGCATCGCTGCGTTACAACAGTCGCAGAACATGTTGCTATCACCGATCGCCGCGAAGTCCTTCTTCACGGAGAACGTATCCAGCGATATTGCTGAGAAGAGTCTCGAATACAAGTATGCGGCGGTGTACATTTACTGCGGCAAGATCGTAAACGGCTTAAAAGAGAAGTTCAGAAGCTTTTCCGGCGTTATTCAAATGGAGATCGACGTCCGCGTATCCCAGGACAGGCTCGAGGGAATCGATCGCATGTCACAACTGTATATAGACGCCATCAGCCAGACACTGAATCAGAACCGCGGCGATTGGGGGCATGGCCTCTTCTACGCGGGCGGATATGAAGTCTCGTTTGGGCCTGTGAAGCACGGGGGGCGCAACTTCATAAAGAGCGCCAAGGTCAGCCTCGAGCTGGACGCGAGTTTGGATTAAGACCGAAAGGCGCCGGCTACCTTTATGGCAGGTTATATTTCATCGAACGCAAATCGGTTTTATTGTGCTGCGGAAAACATTTATGGCGCCGTTCCCGGTATCACGGCGGGCAATCGCATTCCCGCGGTTAAATTGTCAGCCAAACAGCAATTAGAAGTCACCACGCGCAAAGATAAGACCGGAAGCCGAACGTTTGCGGGGCTGCCGGCGGGCGGGCGCCGCAAGACAACCTTCGATTTGCGGACATACCTGACAACCTGGCCTGGAGGTGTTAACGCGCCCAGCTACGGGCCTCTGTTCCAGGCAGCGCTGGGCGGCTCGCGCCTCGTCTTTAATGGCGGAACGGCCGGCAGTGGTTCGTCTCCGACCACGGTGAGTTTCTCGACACCGCACGGCCTCAGTAGCGGCCAAGCTGTAGCTTACCTGCAGGAGCTTCGTTTTGTGGCGGCAATCATTAACACGACCTC